GGATTTCTGGATACCCTGTCCTGCAAACCATAATTTCCCCTTCCCGCTCTGGTTGAGACCGTCAACGACACGCATCAGCGATTCGCTGTTGGCCTGTGGTTTGAATTCGTCAAAGAGATTGAGCTGTGAGACGCCCTGGCTGTAAAAGTCGCCCAGCATCACGCCTGCTTTCATATACCGGCACCCGTCGCGCCATATGTTGTCGAGACCCTGCATGGCAACCCGGATGATGTCGCGTGTGTCATTGGAGGGGGTTAGCAGTCGGCCCATCGCCTGATTGCCGTAGAACACCTCTCCTTCAGCGTGCGGGCTGGTGCGGACGAACACGGCTATCTGCCGGCAATACTGGCGCTCTCTCCTCAGCTTCTCGGCAGCGCGTTCTGCGTATGAGCAAACAGCCTGGCGCATGTCCATATACTCGGTGATGCGTGTACCGAACGATCGGGAGCAAACAATCTGCTGTTTGGTCGGCGCGAATTCTTCCAGCTCGAGGCATGGTTCGCCGCGCAACTCGCGCACCGTCCTCTCCAGCACCACGTTGAAGTGCTTGCGGATGATGTATGTGCTCTGTTCCGACAGGTCTTTAGCGGTGATGATTCCCATCGCGTTGAGCTTCTTACTTATCCGACGGCCTACACCCCAGACATCCTCTACCGGTACCAACGCCATTAGCTTTTTCTGTCGCTCAACGTTGGACAGGTCAACGACGCCGCCGGTCTGCTTCCACTTCTTCGCGGCGTGATTGGCAAGCTTGGCGAGGGTTTTGGTCTGTGCAATGCCGACACCGACGGTCAGATGCGTGTCGCGCTTGATTCGCTCCCGCACCTCGCGGCCAAAGTCTTCCAACACCCGGCAATTTCGTACGCCGGTCAGGTCTAGAAATGCTTCGTCGATGGAATACACCTCTACCGATGGCGCCATCTGCTCCAGCGTTGTCATCACCCGGTTGCTCATGTCTGCATACAGCGCATAGTTGCTGCTGAATACGTGAATCTTGTGCCGCCGGATTTCGTCCTTCAGTTTGAAGTAAGGCGCTCCCATCGGGATTTTCAGCTCTTTTACTTCGGCGCTGCGGGCGATCACACATCCGTCGTTATTGCTGAGCACCAGAACCGGCTTACCGCGCAAATCAGGCCTGAATACCGTCTCGCAGCTGGCGTAAAAAGAATTCACGTCAACGAGCGCAAACATCACATACCGCCGTTTGGATTGAATACCTGAAACACGCGCTCCTCACCTTCCGATGTTGAGATATCCCGGAATACTGACTTGTGAGCCTCGATCCAGTTATTCGCTTGACGTGGCGTGTAATGCCAGTTCAGGCGCTCAAGTTCAGTGACAAAGTCGAGTGTACTTACGGTGTAGCGGCCAGCGGCATCGCGTTTGATTGCGAACCTGAAGGCGTCTTTGATTTCGTAGTCGCGGGGCATGGTCATATCCCTCCCTGATAGATACTGTATATAAATACAGTAGTATCGATCGGTGGAATTTATCAAGTCGATTTATGTAAATTCTTGCTTACGGTTCATATAAATGTCAGGATCTGCTGAAAATTTTTAAGAGAATGCTTATGGCTAAAATCTTTGCACGATACGCCACCATTGGTGTGCTAAATACTGCGATTCACTGGATCACGTTTGCAATACTATTCGAGCGCGGACAGACGCAATCGCTATCAAACTTCGCCGCATTTTGCGTAGCTGTTAGTTTCTCATTTTTCGCAAACGCTAAATGGACTTTTAATTCAGAAGCAACAACTATCCGTTATATAATGTATGTCTTCTTTATGGGGTTGGTTGCTGTAATGATTGGCTCATATGCTGACCGGCTGAATACGCCTCCCGTAGCAACTCTTGTTGTATTTTCTGCAATAAGTCTGGTGTGCGGATTCCTATATTCTAAATTCATCGTATTCAAGGAAAGAAAATGAAGATATCCCTTGTTGTGCCTGTATTTAATGAAGATGCAGCCATTCCTATTTTCTATAATGCAGTGCGCAGTGTGCTGAGTGATTATAATGTTGAGATAGTTTTTATCAACGATGGGAGCAAGGATGGCACTGAAGAAATAATAAACGCTCTTGAAATTTCTGACGAAAAGGTTAAAGCGATAAGTTTCACCAGGAATTTCGGAAAGGAACCGGCCTTGTTTGCTGGCCTAGAACATGCTACCGGAGATGCAGTCATTCCAATTGACGTTGACCTGCAGGATCCAATTGAGGTCATACCTCAGCTTATAGCGAGATGGGAGAATGGTGCTGACGTTGTGCTAGCTAAGCGTTCAGATAGAAGCTCAGATGGTCACCTTAAGCGGAAAACAGCCGAATGGTTTTACCGGCTACATAACATGATCAGTTCACCAACTATAGAAGAGGATGTAGGTGATTTCCGTTTGATGTCTAGAGAGATGGTTGAGCACATAAAGTTGCTGCCAGAGCGTAATCTCTTTATGAAGGGAATACTTTCGTGGGTAGGAGGAAAGGTTGAAGTAGTTGAATATGCACGCGCAGAGCGCGTAGCAGGAACAACAAAATTTAATGGCTGGAAACTTTGGAACTTGGCTCTAGAAGGCATCACCAGTTTCTCAACATTTCCTCTGCGCATATGGAGTTACATAGGATTGATTGTTGCTGGAATATCCTTTATTTATGGCTCATATATGGCTGTTGACACCCTGTTCTTTGGGAATGCTGTTAAAGGATATACCTCCATAATGGTTTCTATGCTTTTTCTTGGTGGCATACAACTCATTGGAATTGGCGTGCTTGGTGAATATATGGGCAGAATATATATAGAAACAAAGCAGAGGCCAAAGTACATTATAAAAAACCGCAAAGGGAAATTATAAAATGATAGGAAAGTCATTGCAGTTAGAATCATCATCGCTATCTTCCATAAATAAGATAGTGATATCGTCTTTGTTGTGTTTTTTTGTTATGTTGCTGGGATGCTCGAGGTCATTATTCATAGTTTATATGCCAGATGATTTTTTGCTAGCATCTCAAAACATGCCAATGTCCTTTTACCTAAATCAGGGGAGATTCGTACAAGCCATCATAACAGGTCTTTTTAATTACACACATATAAACATAGTTTCATCCAGCCCAATATTTACACCATTATTTTTTGTTTCTACATCTATAGCCGCCTCCTTGACTGTAACCAAGTTGTTACCAAAGGATAGCGGCTTAATCGCAACATGTTTACTTTCCTCGGTAGTGGTGAGTCATCCAGTATTTAGCATGATGGCTGTATACCATCTTGCAGTGGTTTGCTTCTCATTGTGCATGTTATGCGTAATAGGATTTATAATAACTTTCGATAACTTTGTAGAAAAGTGTGATTTTAAGTCTGGATTTTATTCGTCGATTTTCATTGTCCTCATATGTGGGAATTATCAACCAGCATTTGTTATTGCTATGATATTCTCATTAGTCAAACTCTATAAGCAAGATATAAACTTAATCTCTCTCTCTAATTTCAAAAGATCATTACCTATAATATTCGGGGTAGTGATATACGCTTTACTTTTCAAAGTAACGAAGAATATCGCTGGAGAAAACACCTGGGATTCAAGAGCTGGCTTGGTTACAGATATCCATGGCAGGCTGAGTGATATAGCTTCACTACTGCCTAATTTCTTTTACTCTAACTGGTGGGTTATACCAAAACAATATAGTTTGTTACTTACCACAAGTGTTCTGTTGTTTTTATTTACTCACATCTTTAAATTTAAAAGATTGAGATTGTCTTCATTAGCAGTGCCAATTATTATGCTTTTAGTTATTATTTTACCAATTTCACTGCTTAAAGCATGGGATCCTACACCTAGAGCTCTTTTTTCCGTTTCCTTCTTTTACGTCGCAGTAATTATTGTTTTTTACAATGAAGGTCTTCGAAAAACAAAGATTATAATCCTATCTATGTCACTATTGATGGGGTTGTTATCATCAAATAATTACCTATATCTTACTGAAATGTCTCAAAAGCAAGACAAGATTTTAATTTTGAACGCATATAATGCCATTAAAAAATCTGAGCAAAATAATAAAAGATTAACTCTAGTTAATGATGGGGCTATAAGTGTTGATTTCTGGGCTGTAAATGGTCTTTTTTATTTCCTTACTAATGAAAGATTAAACATTACTCCTCCAGAGGAAAGTGATATTGAGGCTTGTAGTAACAGAACTGATAAAATACAGCTCGTAGAGACAAATAATGCGAATGTTATTTGCATTTCTCGCTGACCTGACCATTCCAATAATGCTTAAATATTCAGGCGATCTACCTCCCAACATAGGATTCGAATCGTGTGTTGCATTTACCTTTTCAAGTAAGCTATCCGACTTTCCAATAGGGCATTTTAAATATGTTCATAGGAATTTAAGATTAAGTTTAGATAATAGGATGTTAGATGATGAGTCGCAGTAATACATTTTTTTCAATCTTTATAGTTGCAATTTATACGCTTCCATTCATACTCTCCCCAGTGGCTTATCAGGATGACATTGGCAGGACGATTTGGGGCTATTATGACTGGGAGTCAAACGGGCGACCACTCGCAACTCTATCCATGCAGATAATAAATTTTTTTGTAAATGTATTTAACCTGTCTCCTTTATACATAATAATTGGCCTAATTGCATACATCTATTCATTCGAAAGGTCTTGCACGTATATATTTAATGATAATAGGATTGTAATATCATTAAGTTGTCTTGTTGCAATTGCAAGTCCGTTTTTTTTAGAAAACCTTGCGTATAATTTTGATTCAATGACAATGCTTTTTAGTGTTTCATTGGCCTTCTTATCTGCTTTCTCCCGGAAGGAAGGCAGGAGTAGAGTATTGTTTCAGTCATTTCTTATATTGGCTATGCTTTCACTTTATCAGGCGACGATCAATCTTTATATTATTTTGGTAGTTGTATCTTATATTGCAGGCGTAAATAGAAATTCTAATCATGCGCATTTAATAAAGACACATTTGGAAAGCATAGCGTCATTGGCCATTGCTTATGTTTTTTACTCGCTTGTGATAGCAAAGCATTTTGTAAAACTCGAATATAATATCACGCATAGCCAAACCACCTTTAATATATCAGACATCAGTCAAAATATTCATTCATTTATTGAATTAATAGGTCCTTTGCTAGGTGGTTCTTCATCGAGAGTGATATTTATTTTTACTTTATCTGTAATATTGCTCTCGTCAGTAGTTTCATCATTTAAGGTTTTTAAACATAAAGCGCTTACTGCCTTGACTGTTGTTAATGTTTTAATATTGATTTTAGCCCCAATTTTATCTTTGTATTTTGTTATTGGAAGCTTGGCATTCCTTAAGTTCCCTGTATTTTCACCTCGAGTGTTAATAGGTGGGGTTGGTTATATGTTTCTTTTCTCATACTCTGCCTATAATCTAACACGTCATTATAATAAAGCTGTTTTGTATTTTACGTTACTAACGCTTCCTGTGTTATTGTTCTGTTTTAATTTGTGCTACACATACAATTACGCTCTAAAAGATCAGGCTAGGCTTGAATCTAGCATCTCAGATCAAATTTCATACAGACTTTTTGATGCTGGATTTAAACCCAATGCCGATAAGCTGATAATAGTCGGAAGCGAGCCTCGCACAATTGTATCAATTAATGCAATTATGAGAATCCCTTACTTGGAAAAGGTGCTGCCGTTATATTTCTATGGTAACAATCCTTTTGGGTTCATAAAGCTTCGCCAAACATACTTCTTGCGCGACATAAATATAACAGACAAGAAAACACTAGATGAAGGCATGAGTCATTTTCATGGAGCTAAGGGCATATCGAGAACAGAATACTTTAGCGTGCTAAAATTTGAAGATTTTTACTTTATACATTTCAATTAATTTAACACGGGCGGCATTATCGTCGCCCTGTGAAATTTATTTTGGCATTTCTGGCCACGTGATGTCAGTATCGGTATTGGCATCAATTCGACTCAGAAGAATTCGATACTTCTTCAACGGTGGAAGAGCCTTAGATTCTTCTTCGTTTGCCATATTGAGATCAACAGCATCCTGCAATATATTTATTTTCTGTGTCACTATGCTCATTAGTGATTCTTTTGTAGCTATGTTGTTTGCTGTTTTCTCCGCTCTAACCTCTTCAGTTTCTTGTTCTGTTGGCGATGGAGCGACAAAAAAACCATCTTTAAATCCCCAGCCTATTGATGGGTAATTATTACTTTTTTCTGGTATTTCTACATAGCTAACACCTTCCCCAAAATCGATTGGAGCTTTCTCAGGCCCATCCCAAACAATCGTATTTACCACTTCCCCATCTTCAATTAGTGCATAAGCTGCCATTACGCATACTCCCAGATAATTACCGCGCCGTTAATACCGTTTGCACCACCTGAAGCAACATAGTTTGCTTTTGACCATGCCCCGTAACCGCCACACCCCACTGAGGTTGGGCCTACGGGAACTCCTGATGCGCCACCAGGAAGGGATTGTATTAGACCGGCAGTGTTAATCGTGAAACCTTGAGTAGCCGTGCCACCACCAATGTTCAGGATGTTTCCTGATGTGGTAACCAGGCCGCCTGATGTAACTCCTGTTACATATCCTACTGACTGAGCTGTGCCACCAAAACCTCCTGTTCCTCCCGCACAAACAATAAAGGATCCAAAAGATGATGCCCCTCCTGAGTTGCCGTTGTTTGCTCCAACAGCGCCACCCGCGCCCCCTATACCAACAGTAACATTCGTAGTTGTCGGGTTTAAATATTGCCCCTTAGAATAAGCGCCGCCGCCTCCAGAATTGCCTACAGCTACAGTTGAAGCTCCCGTTGCCGCAGCGCCGCCACCGCCTCCTCCGGCACCCCAAACTTCGACAATTATTTTTTTTGCTCCGGGCGTCGGATTATATGTTCCTGTTGAGGTAAATTGCTGGACGTTGAGAAGTCTTCCGGAATTACCCAGCAAAGCATTATCTTGTAATATATCTACCCCGTTCCCTACAACATAAGCCGTAAGTCCATTTGGTATTTGTACCCCGTTACCAGATGGAGTTTTAATAGTTACTGAATATGCGCCTCCGCAGTTATTAACGACATCCCAACTCTTTACCCACGCGGGAACCACTAAATTAATATTGGCGGTTAGGGTGCCAGCTAGTGTAATTCGGTCTTTAGATGCCTGAAGTGTTGTCAGGGTTACGCTAGATCCGGAAAGACCTGTAATGGTAGTGACACCATAAACTCCAGATGGAATCCATCCTGTCAGTGATGATGTAGTATTTTCAGGATTAGCACTGTTGCCATCCGTGGTATTCAGCCAGAAACCGTCCAGGGCTGAATTTGGGATTCTTGCGCCCTTCGGGTAACCAGCCACGGCAGTGTTAAACGCAGCATTGAATGGGTAACCGGCGCCAGCCTGTGACCAGCGAATTGCTGCGGTGATGTCGTTGAACACGCCGTTAAAGTCGGTACCGAATGGAGGGACTCCACCGGCAGCCAATGGCGTCCGCGTCAGGGGAGGAAAACCATCATTATAAGAAGCTCGACCGGCTGCTATGCCTATCTGAGAGTCGTTGGGAATGTCCTGCTTTGAACCCCCATCAGCGAACGGGATTGGAAGTAATTTAGGCTGTGAGCTGGTTTGCATTTTGAATTCCTGAATCAGGGAAGAACGTTCCGCTTTCGAATGGCTGCATATCAGCCTCGGCGAAGCCAAATGTGTTATTAAAGTCGAGTGACATGATGCTGACGCTAACCCCTGCGGGCTTGGCGATCGCATTTGAATTCAGCAAAATCGCCCATTCAACCGGTGACAGATTGAAGCTGAACACGTAGCTCATCGACATCACGCCGGTGATTGCTACGAAAGCATCACCCTCACCTTCGAAGAGGTAATTGAGTGCGTTATTCAGTGAAGGGATTGAGCAGTCAGTAATGTTCGCCATAGCTTTGGCAAGGATGAGCTTTCTGTAGCCATCATTAGCCAACCGCACCGTTGTGGTTAGCTGCAGCCCCTCATAAAAAGGAGCTTCATCGAACGGCTTTGGTGATTCGTCGTTCGCACTTATAAACGCTTCGTCGAAACCGAAATTAGTAGTTTGCTGCGGCACGTTAAGCAGCCTGGACACGCCGACTATCTTGCCCCACACGTCCAGCCCGTAATCTTCAGCCGTAGAGATATCCCAGATGGTCGTGAGGAATTCTTCGGTGAATTCCGTCATATCCATCGTGGTATTAAATGATTCAATCAGGCTTCGGAGGTTAGGGCTTGCGGCGTATTGTGTGAGGATTGTGTCTCTCACATTCTTCATACGAGGGTTACGCTTATGTCACTGGCATCGAGAGAAGGTATCTGGTCAACGCCGTATTCAACGGATGGACTGTAATTCGTGCCGTCGATGCTGATGGTCACTGACAGGACGTTTACGGATGCAGTGTCGATGTTGTTCAACACTGAGTAATAACCGCCGGCGAAAACCTTCGATGCGATACGCGCCTTAGGTACCAACTCGCTGTTGCCATTAAACGCACTGATAATCGCCTCCTGCGCCTGACTGACAATGTCAGAAGGAAGGGATGAAGTGTTCTCCAGTTGCACCTTGAAGTAGGTTCGCGTCTGCGTTGGCGTGTTCCATGTGATCGTGTATTTTGGCGAAATATTGGTGCCGCGCGATGTATCAGTGACCACCGCTGAGGTGTTGCCAACCATCCCACAACCAGCCTGATTCTTCACGTAGATGGCCTGCGCGATGTCAGCCGCTTCACCGCCGTAAACGGCTATATAAACGCTGTGCGCTGGTACCGGGTAATTTGTGGAACCGATGTTCACCGTCGAGCCAGAGTGATTCGACCAGACGTAAGCATCCACAACACCCTCCACATCGAGTACCGCGGCATAAATTGACTCTGGAGTACCCTTCGCGTTTAACGCCACTGATTGTTTGCGTCGGTATTCGAAGTTGGCGCGAGTCTCTACCGCATTACCCGGCACGCCGGCGGCGGCATTTGTGATTCCTGACCAGCCGTTAACCGCGCGATAAATCGTGTTCAGTGAGCCAATCGGACACGCAATAGCGCCGGTTGTCTGATTCTGGAACACGATATCGACTGAGCCCGATGCAGGGATAGTGGCGTCAGCAAGTGAGAAGTAGATGTAACCCGCGTCATCCTGCGCAGCGCTACCGGCAAGAATTAATGTGCCAACCAATCCGGTTGCCGTGGCTGTAACCGTGGTCCCCTGCGCGGCTATGCGGTCAATGAAATAAATGCGTCCGATAGCATCCTGAAATCGTCCGGATGCATAATCGGGGTTGATGCCATTTACGATCGCCAGCTTCTGGTCATTGTTTTCCGCGATAATTGCCGTGTCACTCATGGCAATCTGCCCCTGCGGCGTCGTCAGGCTTTTGCTCATCCCGCCGCCCAGCGCGTCATCCAGATCGCTCAGTCGCCCGTCGAGAATATCTTTCTCATCAGGAACGGAGAGGCCAATGTCAGAGAACGTTGCCGCCGGCACTGAGGTTGTGACAATTACTTCATCTACCATATTGGCCTCAGAAATTGATGGTGCTCTGGTTATAGTTCGTATCGGTTATGGTCATGACGCCGGAAGCTACGCGGTTCTGCTTGCCAATGACGGTCGTGCAAGTTGCGGTCTGGACGTAATCCAGTTTCAACGCTTCTGACTGCATCTTGGTGTTGATCAGTTGCGTGCCTGGCCAATGTCCGAGGATGCGCTGGTAGTAAGGAATGCCAAGCGTGGTGTCATACCAGGCTTCACCCAAGAACGTCTTGCAGGCGCACGCAACGTCCTGTGCCACTGCGTAGGGATTTGCAGTCGATGCGAGGTTGCCTGCGCCATCCAGAGTGATGTCCCATGCTTCGGTGTTTAGCTGAAGTGATTTGGTTAGCATGCTTTCTCCGGCAATAAAAAACCCGCCGAAGCGGGTTAGTGAGAGTTTAGTTTTCCGGCCCTGAGTAGCCGCTGGTAGCTGGGTATGTATTTGGAAGGCTCATGCATGCAGTTTTCCATAAACTGCGGATCGGCCTGCCCGGCGCCAGACTGAATAAAGTGATTGGCGATATCTCTATTTTGGCGAAGCGAATCGATAATGCGGTCGGCTTCATCATTGCCAATCATTATTTCTGTGGCAACGCTGTAGGTTGCTTCTCGCCACTGAGAGTTATCTTTGTCAAATGCAGCCAAAGAGGCGACAGAGTAAAGTCGCGGCACTGCTCCGCATGCGTTAATTATGGCGCCAGTATCCATTTGCTGTGCCTGAATGAAGCTGGAAAACAACAAGGTAAGCCAGATAAATTTTTTCATAAATCCTCCTGATTACCTCTGGAGTTTAATGCAAAGCGTTCGCAAGTGAGCGCAAAATCTACTGTGGTTTTCCTGTGTTTCCACTGCCCGTTTGCACACCGTTGTGTACGTGGTCAGATAACTTAATCCCTTTACCTGTAACCTCGCCCTCAGCAGTGATGTTACCTTTGAAGTTAAAGTCACCGGCATAGCTTCCTGCGCCCTGACTAACAGGGCCATTGAGGACAATATTGGATGAATTTAGCGTTACAGAGGTTGATGCGTTTATTTCTACCGTTGGTGATTCAACTGTGACAACCAGCGGGGACACGATCGAGATTCCGTCATCTGCGAATCGAACATATTGCATCGGGCTTGCATTCAGCATACCTCCCAAGTAAACGCCGTCAGCTTCGTTATGCGTGCGCGATGAGCCAGGCATATCTTCTTTTTTGGTTTCACGAACGCGGCTGGTATCTCGGTCACAACAGAGCATCAAGCCTAAGTCACCCACCACCGGGTCCATAATTACCGCGCTGCTTCCTCGCTGCAACCGCCAGACTGGTATGTTGAAAACCTGGCTGTTATCAATCGGTGTTCCTTCGCCAGAGAACCCTAATACCAACGGGGTAACATTTACCAGCGGCGGCCCACCATCCGCGTCAACTTTTACTTTCTCGACTCTAACTATTTGGATGAAGGCGTTTTTGTTAAGCATCGCGCGGAACATGAATTCTTGCGCGTTGGCTTCGTGATTTACGTCTTGCGGGCGAACCGCCATTTTCTTTTCTGTCATTGCATGATCGCCCCTAAATCAGTACTGGCGCCATAAACTGACGTGTACCACGGTCCGCCTTCAGTCCAGGTTGAAAGGTGATGCTTCGCTGAAATAACCGTGTAGACGCCACTGGCGTTTGGCAATTCTGTATCGAGCTTAACTCGGCGGCCGAGACAGAAAAGATTGCTGAAAATGGTGTTAAAGCTCATCCCATAACCACTGGGAACGGGATAGCCAATGAGACCGTTATTCTTCGACACATATGGCATAACATCGTCAACCCTTCCGCCCGGAGGCCAGATATAAACCACTCCAAGCCTCACGTCATGGTTGATTCCGGCCGCGCTGCATATCTGCTTTATCTGACTAATTGGGTCGCCACGAAAGTAGGCGCCGGACAGCTTTTCGGTTACACCGTTATTCACGACTGTGT